CTGAGAGCTGGAGAATTAGGCGCTTCTAATTCCCGATTGGTTTGAATATTAACGGAAAAAACCGGGGATGTAAATGCCCCGGCTTTATTTATTTATCAAGCTTTCTAGTTTTCTAGCGTTTTAACCGCCTAGACCAGCTGAAATCTTGTCTATAGAGGACATAGTTTCAGTACCTGTTGTATGCATTCCACGACGTCCCATTTGGCCTGGTTCACCATTTCCAGCTTTCATATCTGTCTTAAATGCCATACCATACGATGGGTGGGCTTTCAATTCAGCTACTAGTTCATCTACAGTCATTAACCCGCCCGAAGTAGGAGAGTAACGAACTGAGCCTTCAGCATCCATAACCTGAACTCCGAATTTGCCTTCTTTTTCAGTCATAGATACCATGTTTTGAATAATAGGCATCAAAAGCTCAGGGGTGCCTTTATGCTTATTGATAGCTCCAAGTGCAGCAGAAGTCACTAGAGAGTGCTTTAAGGCTCCTTGTAGCAAAGATGAACGCTCTTGAGCTTCAGTGATTTGGCCCTTCGCTTCATTCATGATTTGCTCACGCATTTTTGTAGGGTCAAATGACTTGTTTTTATCGAGGGCTTCGTTTCGTTCAGTGGTTAGAGTGTTAATAGAGTTAGTTACTGCCTCTGGGTTTTCACCTAGAGACTCCCAACCTTTAAGGTTTGCCTTTGCTGTTGATGCCTCATCACGAGACGCTTTTAGCGAAGTATTCAGGCCAACTATCGCAGTAGTAAGCGCCGAAAAATTTTCACCTACTACGAATGTCCCTTCATGTTCGCCTTCGCCTTTAACATAGACATTTCTGAACTGCTCTGGAACGGTATTTAAGTCTTCGACTTTTTGAGAAAAATCCCACATATTGTTTACCTCGTTAGTATCACACTTTATAAGGTTAAAAGAAAGGAGCCACGTCACGTGACTCCTGGCTATCCTATGATATTCCTTGGTTCTAGTAAACCAGCAAATAAAAAATGCCGTCCATGGCCGGGGCTGTTATCCCAAAACTGGGTCTTTCTTCTCGTCTTCTTCTCCAGTACTGCCTTCCCCGTTATCAGGCTTGCCTCTGGAAGATTTACCGCTTGAAGCTCGAGTTTGAACGTTATCTGCATTAGGGATAGCGTTCTCATTCTCATCTTTAAATATACCTAGTGCTTTTTCAATTTCAACTTCTTCTTGCATTTGCTTAAAGTCTGCTTCTATATCAAAAGTATCTGATAGTATATCTCGGCGGGCTAGTTCTTGAAGATATGACTTACGAGACATGTCATGACGACGACGTGCTAAGTCTAAAGTTGTTAATTCTGTTGAGTCAAGAGCGCTAATACTCAAATCGACAACGAACTCTACACGAGGCACTATTTTAGAACTGTCGAAAGACTCAAAAGACCGCATTGTCATAACTAATAAAGCGTGTACAGCATCTTCGAAAGTATGTGCGACAGCTACAAGCGAAGAAGTTGACTCTGAAGAGTCTAAAGCTCGAGTAGTTGCTGCAGTATTAGTACCTTTACCACCTTTTAGAAACTCTGACCCATAGTTTGCCATCATATGTTCAAGCATCTCTAAATCATCTTGCCCTGACTTGATAGCTGCGCCAGTATGCTCAACATATTGTAACTTACCATTAGCGTCCGGAATACGGAATAGTTTCTTAGGCCCGATAGTTTTAGACCCTCGTGAACTATTAACCCCTGACGCTGCTAAAATTGGAAAACGAGCAATAGTTAGAATGTTAGCCTGGTCTGAGTATGATTGCCAATGGCGCACATTTAAGTAAGCTAAGTCTTGTAGCGCCGGAATGGCTTCCATAAAGCCTATCTTTTTACCGCCATAGAAAGTTATAAGTGGTACTCTGTCCCAATCAGTAGCAAAAGACTCTACTAAAATCCACTTTTCTCTATCTAAACGAGCTTTAGGATTCTCTCTATATACACGAGTTCTTCCTATCTCGATAACTTTAATATACTTAGCCTTAACCTCTTTAAAGCCTCGCATTTCAGTTCGGATTTCAAGGATTCGAACATGGTCCAGAACAGTAGTTCCATCGGGCAATGTAGTTTCATGAGCAAATAGTACATTATCAGGATGGACAAATGACCAAGTTGGAGTTTTACGGTCTGACGCTCTAGCGTTATCTGTGGCTCTAGGAGTGTTAATTAACACATGGTGTATACCATTATTAAATCCTCCTGTGAACCACTGCCATAAGAACTCAATCATACCCGTTCCACATCCGTCGACATCATCAAAATGTGGTACTAGGATAGGGTCTAATCCTGTTTCTACAGTAGGTAGTTTTGGAGGAGTTTTAAATAGTCGACCTGTTAAGTCTGAAGAAGTGCGTTCTGCATAGTTAAATAGTACAGCTTGACTCAAACGAGTTTGCCAGTCTGATTGTTTCTCAGCAGTGTACATAGGTAATAAAGTTTTACCCGCTGCTCGCATCGCTTCAGTCCCGCCTAGTACCGATTCCATTAAAAAGGTACGCCACAACATTCTGTCGTGAGCTTCTGAGGTTATCGATGGGTCATTATCAGCTTTAGCATCTTCTAAGGACTTACCTAGTGAGGCTACATTCAGTACTCTTAATAGCTGTACATTTGAGGCTAATATGTGTGGATTTATAGCTACTGGAATCCCGCCCTCTACCCCTGGCATAGGTACGACATTTTCATAGCGGCTTCTTGCTAATGCGGTCATTTCTATTTCCTCTCTATAGTTCTAGTCTTTCGCATCCATCTAATATGGGTAGCTTTTATAGAACATAATGAAAACAGCCCAATCATATCACTGATTGGGCTGTATGGGTACCACAATTAGATTAGAAGTCTTCTTCGTCTAAAGCGTATTCAGTTCGTCGTATAAAATAGCGACATTCATCAGCTATGTGGTCTTCAGCATCAGTGTCTACATCATCAATGTCTTTATCGTCTCGAGGCAGAACAGGCACAGTACGTATAAAGTCCACACAAGTGTCAAAGACGAATAGCCCTGGATACTCTCTTGGGCTACCATCTTCATTTGGGTGTGCATTCTGAAAAGCTTGACGCATTGCCTCCCAGCCTTGTTTACGAGACCCTGGACGTTTATCCGCCGCTTCCCAGTATACTCCCTCTTCTTCCATATCAGTAGCTATACACATTCGGTTCTCTTCGTTGAATATAGCGGAGTCAGCAATACCGTCTTCTACTATACCATATAGGCCAAGTTTTTTCTCGCGTTCATTAATACCTTTAGCAACTTGTTTAGCAGTAAGGCGTAAACCAGTATTTGGCTTATTGTCCATACAGCCATAATACTCAGCAATCCTAAACATATCACCACGGACAGTAGGAAGATTTCGCCCGTCAGCGAGAGTAAGGTTGGTGCCATCAGATACAGCCCACCAGCCAACAGAAAAAGGCTTTGATGACCCCCAGTCAAAAGAACGAGTAAAGTGCCAGCTGCTAGGTATTCGCGTTGGGCGTATAACATTGAACTCAGGCTTCCATACATCATCGAACATACCTCCAGCTACTACATCCCATGAACCTTCTAACCATGCTCGACGTTCAGATTCATTACGAGCTGCCGCCGCAATCTTAGTTATGTACGTAGGGTCTGCTGCTAATAGAATTTTATTCTCATAAATTGACCCATGAATAGCTACACGAGGAGGCTCTCTGTTTCCATCAGAATCATACGAGTTATCAATAACGATACCTCGTCCACTTGGCAGTTTGAACCGCATTTTAACCCAGTTATGTCCTGGGCCATAAGGGTTGGTGGTGGCTCTGACCATGCGGGGGACAGGCATACGTGTACCGTCTGGACGGATGATACCTGGATGAGCTGAACGGCAACATGACATCATTAGTTTATAACACTTATCATCTGCCCAGTTGGTAAGTTCTTCCCAGCCTATGAATGGGTATTCGTGGCCGTGATACTTCCAGTAGTCAACTTCTTTAACCATATGTCTAAATAGTAGAGCCTCTCCTGAAGGCCAAACCCATTCAGACTTAGCTTCATTGTATTTAGCTTCTGGGAATATTTGAGAAAACCACTTTTTAGACTTGGTAATAATATCTTGAAGTTCTGGGTGTGAACGACGGAATATGATACCGCGCCAGGCAATGCCAAAGCCCATGTTAACATACTGGGCAAAAGACATTAAAAGTGCGTCAGTTTTGCCTGGACCTCGAGTACCTTCATATAGACACTCGAATATAGGGCAGGTCATAAATAGGACTTGTGAACCTGCTTGAGGTATCCACTTCATTATCTCTTTTGTTTGAGGTGAATATTTCATTTTTACTCTCCAAAAGCATCCTCAGCTTCATCTCCAACAGGAATAGGTATTCCTCGAGCTGCACTCTGTAGGTCATTACACGCAAAAACTAATCGAGCATTGACTAATTCAAGGTCATGCTGGATGTCACGCTTAAGTTCCTCTACTTGCTCAACAGTATATTCTCCTGATTGAGCCATGCAGTATATACGAGAGGCGTCTACTTCTACTCGTTGTAGAATAGCTAGTAACTGAGCAGAATGCTCTAATGGTCTGACGGTATTTACTAGTAGGTCACTATTAACGTTCAAAGGCATAACAGCTATCT